GTTATTAGTTAATAAGTGTAGGGGAATTTATTACAATCATCCTGAACTTATTTGTGAATAATGTAAGAGAAGGGTAAGATAATTTATTATCTTTCCTAACACGTACTTCATTCGGCTTCATGGTATCATTAACATCATACCTACAATATATACTGTAGGCAGGATACATGATATCACCCCTATCACGATATTCTTTAGCAACGTACTGTTTTTTAGAGACGTAGGGTCGTGAGACCACAACGTCAATATCAAATGAATAGTAACTATTGAATTCAAACACAAGGAGACGATCCACAGAACTAAGAGATATACTCCCTCGGGACCGTGTGTTACCAACCCAAAGATCATCATTTCGATAATAATCAATTTGATATAGATAATTGTGTAGGTAGCCATCGCCGTATCCTGGTGTGTGAGTTGAAATGAAGGGTACAAACGATCGTAGAAACTTCAATAGTCGATAGCTTGGCTGCCACACAAGATGTCTTGTGTTGCAGTCATAATAAGAGCCTTCATAATAGAAGTACTTATGGGACTCATAGAAATTATGAAACCTAACAATTGACTGTTTAGTCCATACATCACGTTTGTAGAAAGGTCTAATATTAATCCCGTTGACATAATCCTCCCCGCAAGATTCGCGGAAACTACCAGAATGAAAGCTCTTATCGGCATTCAATTTAAATCCGAATGCATCAAAGATATTCTTTAAAGTGCTGAATGCACCGACTGGTAGTATTATATCGTCACCATAAACAGTGACGTCTAATGGAGTATTACTTAAGCGACACGCAACTAAAGAAGCTGCATAGAATATTATACTCTCGAGTTCGAAGGTATAACCATTCCCCATGGATGAGAATTTCTCTAATTCCACGTGGGTACGATCTCTTTTAATAGAAACCGTCCTAGTACGCCAATTGTTCAACAGCTCAAACCAATCATTTGGCAAGAGGAGGAGAACAAGGTTTAAGGCGATTGAGTCGCTTGCTGCTTCAAGATCGACGGTTGCGTAACGCCCATTAAGAGAAGCAGTTCTTGCTCTTCTCTGATTAATAGACTGATCACGCAAATCCACACCGAAGTGTGAAAGTCGGTTCTTTAAAAACGATCCGATACCTAACTGAACCAAAGTATTCAACGATGGTTCAATCATAATGACACGGTCCGTTTTTGCATTCTTCGGGACGCAACAAAGCTCACCTGTGCCGACTCTAAACTTACCACTATGGTGGTATGAGAATAAAGGGAGAAGTGAATAAAGTTCCGGTACGGAACTTACCGCATTGCTGCTACATACTGGGACTGCCCCTAATTTTGCTGAGGCAGTTACGTTCTTTTTAATTGTCGTATTTGATCCTGAACCATATCTCATGTTCAAGTCCGCTAACGAGGGACAAGGTCCTAAGATTTTAGAAATTTCATGAGATACAGCTGTAAAATAAGCTGACTCATCGAGGGTATCGTATCCTCGATCTAAAATCCTTCGGACCTTCTCGTTAATTAGCCGACATCTATCTTCCGATTCATAAAATTTGTCAATAGCAACACGCTCTCTATCGATACCAATATCCACTGAAATATCATGTGAATAAAGTGACTTTAGGGAACGTAAGCAAGATGAAATAAATGAACCATATTCATAATCAAGATTCTCGTCAACGTAAGCCATAACTGATGCATAAGATAAATTAATAAATAATGCGTCATAAAAAGAATTGTCAAAATCGACAAGCGAATGAATAATTTCAGACGCAATCTTTTTGGTGACTTGTTGATCCGATTTCTTTGAAAATGGGATAGTGAATAGACGACATAGATCTGCACGGTTTGTCGGTAAAGAATTACCCGATACCGCTGGTACTGGCTTCTTACTACGTACTTTTAGATTGTACATTATATTAATACCTTAATTTATAAAGGAGGAAGAACTTAAGCACGATCCTAAAACAAACTTCGGACTATTGTCCTTTTAAGAAGTTGTTCATACCGTACTGAGAGATTTGGGCCATTTCGTTAATGGCGTCACCAATCTCAGTATCGGAAACATCAGGAGGAGCGATAACGTAGTAACCTACGGTAATGCTGTTCTTGACAGTTATAGGAAAGGGCAAGCCAGTTGCAGGATTGGTTCCAACGGGAGCGTTAAGACGCGGAACGTTGTACACCATCTTGCGATTACGCAGACCAGACTTGACATTGTCGAGTACAGTTGCAGTTACGGACTTTTTACCGTTGAAAGGCTTAGTTGCACTGACCTCAGTATACTTAGTTACACCAGATTGACTGGTGGAACCGGTATCCATAGTGACAGGGCCAACATCAGCACCAGCAGTATAATCACGTATTGTTAATGTAGGCATTATTGAACCTTCATAATAAGAGATCGGACTCCCAAGAATAAGGGAAGCGATCGTTAAAGATAGAAACATATGAGAATGCTCCGGTTAATTTAACATGAGAACATATGTAAATGCTTCATGCATATATACTTACTTCTTAAGCGTTTGACCAAGTAAGGCAATCGCATTAAGAACGTGCGCAACCGAAAATACCTCTGAAAAAGGTTTTGGTTTCGGAAAGGGCACACCACCAAGCAATTCATCAACAGTAGTTTGCTTACGCAAAATAGAGGTCGACGAGTACTTTGAATCAATACCAGTTAAAATATTGGTATTAGAAGAAGTTGCCTTCGAGGTAAAATGAATTACTTCAGTCTTCCAAGCAAACAACGGTGGATTTTTGTTTAGGAATTCCTTAGCAGCTATATAGTCCCCAATGGGGATAAAATAGTCAATAAGGAAACTCCAAGGAGTGATCTCCCATAAGACACCGAAAGGGTTGTCTAGACCGAGGCGAGTATTAGTATTCGCAACGGTAGGGACCTTCTTCTCATAATAAAACCTGTAATTGATACGATAAATTTTCTTACGTATCCAGGTCACATTACCCGCTACAAAGGGGTCTGAGAAAGAAGTGGAAGCAGAAGATTTGGTTTTCAAGAGGTTAAAGCCCTCTACGCCTTTTGTTGCCTTATTTTGTTCAGATGATCTCATGAGATCATAACCTGACTTAATTTCGGACAATAAAGGTTTCCAACCAAACTGTAGTTCTAGCCAAGCTGACGACAATCCGTCGATACCTTGACGAGAATATTTGCTAATAAGTTGCTTCTTACGCAACCGTTTTGGCAAACGCTTCCGATCAGTAATACCTAAAGCACGTTGGGCATAGGAGAAGTCACCACGTTTCAAGTGGCGAATAGCAGAGGTGATAGTATTAATTTTATCACCAATCATTTGGAAGGTTTGTTTTGCCTCCCCAATGTCATTGCCCAATTGTAGCTCGGAATTCCTAACGCGGTCAGCCATCCGATTTAACGCCGTTAAAGTCAGATTAGAGATAGTATTACTCTCATTATCAAAACTTTGCGACGGTAAACCATAAGCCTTAGCAGAATAGGGATCGTTCTCATAAAAATAAAACAAATGAGGTACAGTCTCTTTATTATGTAACGCAAAAGAATATTCCCACAGAGAATGTTCCTTAGAATACGGATGCTCTCTTTTGTCCTTGATGAAACGACCATGGGACCCGAATTCACGGGGCCAGTCGACACCACTGACTAAAAGAACTTCCTTCCTTCCAGGGACATCTGTAGATATATTTGATTGCGTCATAAAGAAACTCCGG